CACCATAAACTAACCAAGACAATTGCTCTGTACTTGCAGGATTAATCTTTGTATCGCCCATTCTTGTGTGTATAATCTCATCTATTTCTACACGAAGTTTATCATGCTCATCTTCAAACTCTTGTTGTAATGTATCTAAAACTCCCATATCAATGTAGATACCATTGTCTTCCATCTTTGCCAACACAACTAAAAACCTACACATAGTTTTTAATGTATTAATTAAATGTTTGTGCTGTGGTTTTTTTAATTGTATCATTTGTGCTTCATACAAAGACCTTGTCGCCTTTACATCTAATCTACCATATTCTTCTACAAGACCTATTGGTATACGTTCAAACGATATATTTTTTTCTAAATAGGGTTCAATTAAATCAGATTTTTGCACAACACCACGATACTGACAACAATGTTTTAATTTTAAACTTCTTTTAATACCTTTGTTCATAACATATTCACCAATCATTGTATCATAAACTCTGCCATCATATTTAAAACCTGCTTCCCATAACCATAACAAATCAAATTTTATGTTATGCCCAATAAGTAATTTTGTTTTATCTAGTATATCTTGTACTATTTTTCTATTTGGTATGCCTTTAAATTCATTATGTTTAAAAAATACGTACTCATCGTTTATACCCATGCACACTAAAAAATTATTTGGATTTTTTGCTGATGGGTCTTTCTTACCATCTTCTGTTATTTGAAAACTTGTTTCAAC